CAAAATGAAAACACTTAGCCCGACAATTGTCGGGCTTTTTTATTCAGGTAACAAAAAATCACATTGCCGCTTACATATTGCGCGAATTTTGTACCACAATTCAGCGCATGGGATTTTTCGATAACATCAAGGCTGTTTTTACCCCAAAAAACCAACGGGCCAACCTGTTAGGTACGCCGGAATGGTCATGGGGGTGGTTCGGCGCTCGTCCGACTAAATCAGGTGTTGCCGTGAACGGCGAAACAGCACTTGCGCACGCCGGAGTTTTCACCTGTGCGAAAATCCTTTCCGAATCAATTGCATCTCTTCCGGTCGGCCTATACACGTCCGACAATGGTCAGATACTGCAATTAACCGGCGACATTCGTAACTACTTGATTTCACAGGAACCTCACGACCTTTATACATCATACGATTTCCGCGCTACCGCAATGGTTCACCTTGCTCTGCATGGCAATTTTTATGCAGACATAATCAGGGATGGCAACCGTCGGCCAAAGGCGCTTCGTATCATTGAAAACCCTAACTGGGTAATTCCTGAACTTGACATCAACGGGAATCTGTGGTATCGTGTGTATGATTACAAGGTTAACGGGCAAATGCGTGAACGTGAAACGCCTGTTCGACCGCGTGACATCATCCACATCAAGGGAATGTCAACCGATGGACTTGTCGGTAAATCGCCTATCAGTATTTTTAGGGAAAACATCGGACTCGGTATTGCCACCACCGAAACGCAAGCGGCGCTATGGAAGAACGGCGCTTTCATGTCAGGTTACATAAAACACCCCGGTAAGTTGTCGCCCGATCAGCAGCAGAATCTTTCGCAGGCATGGCAGGCACGTTACACCGGACGCGAAAACGCCGGAAAAACGCCTATCCTTGACGGCGGTCTTGAGTTCGTACCCCTAATGATGAAACCGGCGGATGCCCTATTCATCGAAACGGCGAAACTTTCACTTCAGGACATTTTCCGAATCTACCGGATTCCGATGCACATGGGCGGACTTCTTGACCGTGCCACAAACAACAACATCGAACATCAGTCATTGGAGTTCGTGCGTGACACGCTTCGCCCTATTCTAAAAAATTGGGAAAACGAACTTGATCGGAAACTACTATTCGATAACGAAAAAATGCGGCTGTTCTTCCGTTTCAACGTGGATGCAATGCTAAGGGGCGACACGCAAAGCCGTGCTGAATACTATCAGCGTGCGCTTGGTTCTGTCAGTTCGCCGGGATGGATGACACCAAACGAGATCCGCGTACTTGAAAACCTGAATCCGATTGCAGACGCAGATACAATCTACAACCCTGCAATGAACAATATCACGCCGGACGTAGCGCCGGACAACACCACAGATAACAATGAAAGCACAGGAACAGCGCAAACAGGCGAATAATCAACCTGCAACTGAACTGCGTTCATGTGTGGGCGCGATAGAGTTAAGGCAGTCCGAAACCGGAAAAGATACGGTTTTCGGGTATGCCCTGAAATGGGATACGCCATATAATATGGGATGGTTCACAGAAACCATACAACGCGGCGCACTTGATAATGCCGACCTGTCAGACGTGCGTATTCTATTCAATCACGATCAAAACTTGATACTTGGACGCACGAAAGCCGGAACCGCTAAAGTAGGACTTGATGACATGGGTATGTGGTACATGGCAGAGCTTCCCGACAGCCCAACCGGACAGAACGTAAAGGAGGCGCTGAAACGCGGCGACATTGACCAATCATCCTGGGCATTTTCAATTGCCACCGATGAACAAGGGCGCTCCAAAGGTGACAAGTGGAGCATAAAAGACGGAAAGGATTACAGGGAAATTACCGCCGTTCGTGCGGTTTATGACGCATCACCCGTTACATATCCTGCCAATCCAGACACCACCGCCGCAAAGCGGTCTAAGGAAATCAGGGGCGAAGGATACGGCGAAGAAATGGAGCCGAAAGCGGAAATGATTGACGTGCTGACTGTGGTCATCGGCGAAACAAATAAAATTGTAGGCGCTTACAAGGAATGCGCTGACAAGTTAACCATGATTGCATCCGTCAATCCTGACCTGTCAGCAATCGCCACCGAAGCCGCCGCAATGATTGTGCAGAAACACGACGAAGCGGTTACATTCATCAATGAAATTGCCGCAACCATCACACGAGTAAACACGCCGGACGTTCAGACGAACAGCGCCGGACTTGACGCTACATATCAACTGCTAATCCGCGCACTCGACCGGAAAGCAGATTCCTTCAAACAAAAATAAAATCACATGGTAACAGGGATTCAAAACCTTTACGACCAAAGAGCGCGGATAGTCGAACAGATGAAATCCGTTGCGCTGAATGCCGCCAAAGAAGGCCGTGCAATGTCCACCGAAGAAAATCAGACGTGGTCAAAAATGGAGGCTGATGAAGCCGCATTGACTGCCACCATTCAGGCGAATGAAAAGGCCGAGGCGCTTGAAGCGCGTGCAGCCGCTCAACACTTCGCCGGTCGCGACATTACAAATCCGAATGCCGACAAAGGCGCGGAAATGGACTACCGCAGCGCATACACCAAATTCCTGCGCGGCGGAAACACCAACCTGACCAACGAAGAGCGCAACATCCTGCGTAAAGAAGCAGAAAAACGCGGAACTTCCAATCAGGTAGTCGGAACCGACAGCCTCGGCGGTTATCTCGTTCCCGACCTGTGGCAGCCTGAAATTGAACGCGCAATGCTTGACTATTCCGGCATCCTGCAAGCCTGCCGCATCCTTCGCACCGAAGCCGGACAAAAATTGTACTGGCCGACAGAGGACGACACGTCAACTGCCGCAGTTGCCATTGCCGAAGCCGCACAGTTCACGGTTCAAGACTTGACCTTTGGAACCAAAGAACTCGACGCCTACAAAGTAGGCTCCTTGATGAAAGTGTCCTACGAACTCCTGCAAGACAACGCCTACAACGTGGAGGCCGAAATGCGCAATGCGTTTGCCCCTCGTTTCGGTCGTAAATTGAACACCGACTGCACAACCGGCTCCGGTTCAGGCGCTCCTAATGGAGTTGTTACGGCATCAACGCTCGGAAAAACAGCCGCATCCGCAACAGCCGTAACGGTTGGTGAAATCATTGACCTGAAACACAGCATTGACCCTGCGTACCGCAACGGCCCGAACTTCGGTTTTATGTTCAATGATGCGGTACTTGCGTACCTCAAAAAACTGCAAGTTGGAACTTCAGACGCTCGTCCGCTGTGGCAACCTTCATACGCCGCCGGTCAGCCTGACACGATTGACGGAAGTCGCTACTGGATTAATCAGGCAATGGACAGCAGTATCAACGCATCGTCCAAACTGATTCTGTGCGGCGACTTCAGCAAGTATATCGTCCGCATCGCTCAGGACATGATCATTGCCCGCCGCGACGAACTGTACAGCGAGTACGGTCTTGTAGGATTCCAGGCATGGATGCGCTTTGACGGTGAACTGGTCAACACCGCCGCCGTAAAACACCTGATAACAGCCGCTTCTTAAGCATGAAAATCAGGATTCTTGAATCACTTGTAGGCAATGACCCGAATGGCGGCCCGTCTTTCAGTTACGGCAAAGGTGCAGAAGTGGACGCGCCGGAAAATCGTGCTAAAGAATTGGTACGTTCAGGTCTTGCGGTATCGCTTGAAATCGAAAAGATTGAACGCGCTACACCTGCAACGCCAAACAAGGAAATCAGACGAAAATGACGACTGACGCACAGGAATTAGATTTACGGCCCGGTTATGTGGCAATGAAGTGGTATCGTTCGCGGACGATTCCCTTCACCGTGACCGCCGTAGATTCCGCCGGTACAGCGATTGACCTGACAGGTGCATCCGCATCAATGCAGATCAAGAACGCATCCGGTACTGTGCTTATGACGTTATCAACCACAGCAGGACAAGGTATTGTACTGACTAACGCAGCCTCCGGTGTTATGACTATTTCACCGGAGGCAGTTGGTACAGGAACATTGCCGCTTGATAACGTGCTTTCGATGGACTTGAAGGTTACACTTGCAACAAGTGTTGTATATGTGTTCTTTCGCGGCCATATCACGCTTATTGATAAAATCACGGCATAATGTCAGACATTCAAGTAACATTATCGCCTGCGAATATTACCGTACAATTTCCTGTATCACAACCAGGGGCGGGGGTTCCTGAGGGCGGCACAGCCGGACAGATTATTGTGAAGGATTCATCAGTTGACTTTGACACGTCATGGCGAACACTCGCGCAATTTCTGAATAATTACACTCATACGCTACCGGAGTACGATAGCGATGAATCAGCAGTCACGGGCGGGTTATCGGTCGGCGACTTCTACATAACAGCGCCAAATCACGTTACGTTGCCCGGTGGGGTACTTAAACGACTACAATAAACAATGAAACGGAGGATTCTATTTCTTTTCCTGATTTTCAGTTCTATCCTATACGGGCAGAACAATATCTACCGTTCCGGCGGCATTACGCAAACCATCGGAGCGCCTACGTTCACGCCGGGCGTTTCCGGTAATGTGGTGGCCATTGACACCGTCACAGGTGAATGGTACGTCAATCCAAACAGGCTATCGGGGTTATCGTGGATTTCGGCAGGTTACAGGTTAACGCCAATATCAGGCTCCATTGCACCGGTTTACACACCTGCCGCACATCAGTCGCACTTTGTAATCAACGGGGCGAATACAATATACTATTGGACAGGTAGCGCATGGGTAAACGTGAACGCGGGCGGCGGCGGAAATACCTTCTATGCAGGCGAAGGCATTGACATCACTAACGACACGATCACGAACAGCGCACCCGACCAAACAGTCAGCATCACCAACGGCGGCGGCATCACGCCATCAGGAACGTATCCTAATTTCACGTTGACAGCGACAGACCAAAGCATTACTAATGAAATTCAGCGACTTGACACATTCAGTCTGTCGGGGCAAACGCTAAGCGCATCATTACTGAATGACGCTGTTGCCGCATCCACCGTCACGCTTCCAATTATTGACGTGGTGGCAGGTACTAACGTGACAGTCAGTAAGGCGAATGGTATCGCGACAGTTAGTTCGACAGGTGGCGGCGGAAGCGGAACAGTAACAGGCACAGGTGTTGCAGGTCGTGCGGCATTTTGGCGGTCAACGTCTGCAATTTCTTCTGATGCTAATTTTGCGTGGGATTCTACAAACGTCCGACTAAACATAAGGTCTGCCCTGTCATCTTCTGCCGCCCTTAGCGTTAGGGGTGGCAGTGATTTGAGTTCGTCCTTTTCCTTTGTCGCCGGAAATAATTCAGGTACTGAATTTTTCAGGGTTAGGAACGATGGAGTTATTAATGCAAGAGGCAATTATATTCAGCTTGGAACGGATCAGAATGTTGGTATTGGGCCAACAACGAACGGAGGAGGATTTGCAAGTAACGGTGGAGATGTTATATTTGCTGGTTCAAATAGCGGGGCGAACAATACTTGTGCCGCTTTCAATATAGTTGGAGGAAGAAAATTAGCATCATCTGGAACATTATGGATAAATGGAGGCTTATTCGATCCTACAACCGGAAGTGATACTTATTCAATAATAGACGTAAAAAGTAGCGTTGTTATCAATCAAACAGGAACAGCTACGGGTATAACAAGGGGCATTAATATCACACCAACTTTAACCGCTGCGCCGAATTACAGGGCTATTGATTGGAATAATAATACAGGATATGGCTTATACGGTACAGGCACGGCAAATAACTACCTTGCGGGTAATACGGTAATCGGCACGACAACACCATCGGCAAGGCTGCACTCGAGAGGCTCAAACGCATCTTCTGGCACAAATGCCTTTCTGGTTCAAAATAGTACACCGGACGATATTTACAAAATCGAGAACAACGGCAAAATTACCTACTGGGCCACCAACACCGCCGCCGGTACGACTGCCCCACAGACCATAGACAAGCCGAGTGGTACTATAAACTTTGCGGCTGCAGACGTTACAAAGGTAGTCACAAATGCACTTTGCACAACGTCCTCCATCGTGTTCGCAACGGTACGCACAAACGACGCAACGGCCTATATTAAGAACGTGGTTCCGGGTTCGGGTTCGTTTACAATCAATCTGGGCGCGGCGGCTACCGCTGAAACGTCGGTCGGGTTTTTCATCATTAACTAAAAAACAACACGAAATGAAGCATATATTTTCTCTTTTCATCCTCTCATTTTTCGCCGTCACAATTCAGGCGCAAACAGTCGTAATTGATACGACATACATCAGCAACACAGGCGGAAAGTACTACAAGGTGCATCGAATTGTGTATGATAATGGGGCGTATGCAGAAGATGCACAGTTAGCAGGCGACAGCCTGCAACTATATCAAAACGGTAAGAACTTCATTGCAGACCGTGCATCGGTGTTCGCCGGAACAATCGCAACTACATACGATTTTTCACAGCGCATCACAGCCATATTCCGCGAATCAGACCGCATACAATCGCTGACAGGCCGTAATCCTGTTGACAGCCTTAGAGCAGATAACGAAACGCTGTGGTTGGGTACTTGGAATATGCGAGGCGACACGCAACAGACAATC